CAGAAGATCCAGGAACAAATTGCTGCTTTGCAAAAAGAAGCAGATCAGTTGATTGCCCAACAACGAGCAGAAGTCATTGATGCCATCAAGTCCCAGATTAAAACCTACGGATTAACAGCCAAAGACCTTGGGTTGCTGGAAAGACCTTCCTCTCGCGTCGGTATGGTTGTGCCGGTCAAGTATCGTCTGAATGACGATACCTGGACGGGACGGGGCCGTAAGCCCAAGTGGTTGGAAGATTATCTGTCCCAAGGAGGAAATCTTGAGACATTGCGTGTAGCGTAAGTTTCATGAAGGAAGGGCACAGGACGTGCCCTTCGTTGATGAAGCTCTATTGCCTGGATTAGCTATCGAAGAGTTCCTTGACCACCAGGACGATGACCAGAATAGCAGCGCCTCCCAGTAATGCGGTACCGAGTAGGGCGCCCAGGGCAGTGACAACTGCCCCGATCCCGAGGGCCAAGCAGAACACCATCGTCGCAACCAGGCCAAAGCCGAGGAGCTTGATGAAGTCCAGCATGGCCGGGAACTCGATTAGCCGAACAGGCTGACAGTCGGCTTGGCTTCAGCAACCGGAGCTGCGTCTTCCTGAACTTCTTCCTGCGGAACCGGCTGGGGTTCTTCCTGAACTTCAGCCGAAGCTACCGTAGCCGCGACCGGAGCCAGTTGAACAACGGCAGCCTTGGCTACCGGAGCCGCATCGGCCACATACACGTCGTTGGAGTAACCCGGGATTTCCACATCATCGATGGAGATTTCAGCGGAAATACCGCTTTCACGACGGCCTGCCGTAAAGGAGATCGTCAGATCCTTGCCGTGCAGGCTGATTCCCTGGGAAATCACGTAAGCACGCAGAGCCTGTTCGATTTCAGTTTGTTTCAGATTGATAATCATGGTTTTCTTTCATGAGTTGGGCTGCATGAAGGGCAGCAGTTGTTGAAATGAGTTGCAGGCCAATCCTGCATAAATGGCTGCTGTCGCATCGGCCATGTGTTCCGCTTTTGCTTCACTGACCTTCACGACACCATTTTGTTTGTACCTGGGCCAGTTGGCTTCCGGATGCTGGTTCATGGCCCACTGGATCATCTCCAGCTTGGTGGCAGTTTTCTTACCAGCAGAAGCCATCTTGACTTCAGTGGGGGTGACCTCGAAGAACGGAATTCCGGTAGCACGCAAGGCACCCAGAACGCCGACACAGATGCCATAGGAGGCCATGGCCCTGGCCGACTGACTGCCTACCGGTACTTCGACAAAGATGGCTTGAGCATCCTTGGCGGCAGATAAGGCAGCAGCACATAGTTGCTTGGCTGATTCCAAGTCTAGGCTGTTCTGCCGAACCTGTTTCCCGGTAGGAAGTTCCGGGTTGATCACATCGACGGTTTCAATGTGGAGCCTGGGGGATGGTCCCGGGATAAAAATCCCCTTGGCAATTCCCCAGTTCCGCAAGGAAGGGTCGAATCCAACCACCCGCATCCCTGGTTTAATGGAGGGAGGGTTCGGCATCGACGTACTCGGCCATGAAAGGCAGCGTGCCGAGGAAATTAAGGGCCAGATCCAGACCCAATTGGAAGCCTTCCAGGCGTTCGCCTTCCAGCTTCATTTCCTTGGCGTCTTCACCGTCACCAATGATCATCTGCATACCTGCCGGTACTTCACGCAGATGCTTCACGGTGGCTACCTGACGGCTATGCCAATCGGTCAGCAATGCGATGAAATGATCCAGGTCATCCACTGCTACCAGATCAGCGGTGTTTTTTTGCTCTTGAGGGGTTTGCTCGCTCATGGCGTTTCCTTGGCCGGTTGAGTGTTATCGCTGAGACAGGCGTACAGACGATATCCTTCCAGCTCCCAGAGCTTGTCGCGTGCTGCGGCTTCCGCCTTGTTCAAGGATATCTTCTCGCCAAGTTCGGCGTTGAAGTTCTCCGGAGAAACACAGGCACTATGTCCGGAAGCCAGGAAGAACTTGCCATCCAGGTAAGCATGGGCAAACGTCGATGTTGAGCCTGACGGTACGACAACGAAGTAAATCACCCGCTCCATCAAGGCATCGATCTGTTCCTTTGTGATACGAGGTGCAGTCAATCCTTTTTGCTGAATTTCCTGTTCAATGGTTTGGTCGTTCATGAACTGCTTTCAATAAAAAAAGGCCAGCCCATTGCTGGGACTGGCCAAGAGGAGGGTTCTTGTGAGGTCTTTCCCGTCTGTCATTCCCTGAAGATGGGCAGGGAACACCCGAACAATGCCTTGCTCCTAGTCTCTATCCGTTAGGACGGCATCAACAGTGGCTTGGCACGTATTGGTGGGGAGTTCATCGCTTACGTTGAGGCTACCTGCTCTCGAAACGTCCTCTGAGACTCATGGCCCCTACTTATTCAACCTGTGATGAAATCCCCATTGATCAAGCCGGTCTTTCCCGGCTGTCAGGTCTTTTGGCTTCCAATGCCCTTTCACGGAATCGAACCGCATCTCTTCCTACCGAGCCTCTACCAACGAGCCAGAGTCGAACTGGCACTTTCGGGTGGGATGGCAGGCGCTCATCTCCTGCTTAGGTCTTGCGGCGACCCTGTGCCAAGCTGCCTGGTAAGCACCAGGATTCATCCCATTGACCGATTAGCCGAACAGGCTGGTGGTCGGCTTCTTGGTGGCTGCAGCAGCACCCGGAGCACCACCCAGCTTCGGAACGCCCGGCAGGCCAGCCGGCGAACCCTTGGCGCGATCCTTGACCTTGCCCGTCCACTTCTGATCCCAGGTGTTGATGAAGACAGCTTCATCGGCCTGGGCACGGATTTCGGCAGTGGTCTTGCGATCCGAGGCACGGAAGAACTTGTCGATCTCGTTCTCCTCACGGGTTTCACCGGTAGCTTCGTACTGACCAGTGGCTTCGTTCTTCTTGGTCTTATCGACCGTCTGCTTGATCACGCCAGCGATGATTTCCTTGCCGAGCAGATCCACCAGGACTTCCACCTTGGTCGGTACTTCGGCCTTGGCTTCCTTGGAGTACAGGTTGACGACCTTGGTTTCGGTGTCCATCTGGGAGATTTCCTTGCCAACAGTCAGCAGGCAGAGGGCGTTAGCTTGGATGAAGCCCGGCAGGTAGTGCTTTTCGCCGTCCTTCTCGTAGTAGTTCTTGCAGCCCTTGGCGGTACCGCTGGTCATCCAGAATTGCTGACGCAGTTCCTTACCGGCTTCGGACTTCAGGTGCACGTTGAGGGCCATGGCACCGCCTTCCGACTTGGACAGGTAAGCCAGGGAAACGGTGAAGCCATAGAGGCCGGAATCCAGAGGGCCAGAACCACCAACGGAATCTTTTTCGTCGGCGATGGTGGAATCAGATGCGAGGTTTGCGAGGAGGCTCATGTGAGTAGTCCTTTAAAAATTGAATGGGGTTGGTTTGTTTCGGGGAGGTACTGCGGGAGGGGTTACTGGATGCGCCCGTGATTCTTGTGAAACCCATGGGCATGTTCAGCGCGTTTCCTGACAGAAACGGCTTCTTCGAAAGTGTCGAAACACCCAAGCGACTGCTGTTTCCGATTGATGGTGATGTAGGCTCGCCACTTAGAAGTTTGTGCGTGGCGGCTTACTCCAGGAACTTTGGTGCTGGAGTTGCTGAAACATTTCATGTTGCGATGGTTCTCCTGTTTGGGAACCTCTCGCAAATTACTGCTGCGGTTATCGGCACGATCTCCATTGATGTGATCAATGAAGTCGGGCCAATATCCGTAGAGTATTCGCCAGGCTAATCTATGGGCGTAATACTGCCTGCCCAGGAAAGTAATAACCACATATCCCAATCGTTTATGAACATTCCCCGCTGGCTTTCCGGCAAAACGGGTAGTTAGCCAAGTGAACTGTCCGGACTGGGGATCGTAGGCTACTGCCTGGCAGATAAGATCAGGCATAGTACTCGTGAAGTCGGTTCATCACCAACTGCGCGTTGTTGTCAATGAAGGTTTCCTGGGTGTCAAACATACCCAGTGGCCCTCGCAGACGTTCACCCACCGTTTCCTTGGTGAGCTTGGTTTGGAAGACGTACTTGAAGCCCAGTGCCTGTTCTTCAGGCGTGATGTTCAGCAAGTCCGACTGGTAATCCTTCAGGGTCTTGAGCGGTACTTTCTTGGTGGCAATCACCAGAGAGAAGTAGGATTCGATGCCGTTGTTCTTGGTCGCACCCTTAACCGGAACCTTGGTTTCCATGACCATTTCCGCTTCATTGAGCGTGTCGGAGGTGTGAGCCAGGAAGATCACATTCTTCGTGCTCTTGGCTACATAGGTCTGCATCAGGTTACGGAAATACTGGGCAAAGTCGCCCCAAGCCTTCTGGCCATTAGCTGCGTTGTACACGTACAGGGATTCGTACATGTCCAGCAGATAGGTCAGGGTATCGACCACGATGGTATGGATCTCGGGCATGTTCTCTGCGGCATCGAATGCCTCATAAACCTGCAGCGGATCGGTGATGGTGAACTGCTTGAACTTGGCTCGGAACGGGAGCTTCTTGCCTGCTTCACAGTTCAGGTACATCACGCCTTCCGGATTCTGCAGGCCAGCAAGGCAGGCAGATTTTCCGGTGGCAGACTTGCCAGCGATGAGTACCAGATTGTCATTGACAGGTTGGGTCATGGATTTTCCTTGGTTGAGGAAGGCAGCCCGAAGGCCGCCTTGTTGGTAGATCGTAGATAAGACCGGAGGGCTTCTGCTTACTGCCCGCTGTCGCTTTTGCCTTGTAGGCGATTGGCGACCAATGTGGTGTAACCAGCGATATCCACCCAGGAATCGTCATAGTTTGGATTCCCGTTAAGAATGCGGCCAATCTTGGCAGCCACCATTTCCAGCGACTCACGCTGGTCATTGGACAAATTCGGCCACTGCGGGGTATCCCGCATGACTTCCTTGAGGGATTGGGCAATGTTTGCCAGGTTAGCAAAACTGCCGTAGTTCGATCCCCGGTTGGCCAGGGTTGTATTGATCGAATCCATGTATTCCACTTTCAGAAAAGAAACGCCATGGGTAAGCGCCGATTGAACGTGCGCTTCCAGGGCTTGTTGAAGAAGACTGCTCATCGCTTGGAAATGGCCTTCCCGACGCTGATCATGATCGTGCTCATGATTTCCACCTCGTCCAGCTTGTCGGCGATCTTGTCATTCAGGTCGATGACCTTCAGACGGATTGCCTCGAAGTCGAATCCGGCATCCACCAGGATCATGGCGTAACGCAGCAGCATGTTGTTGCGGTTGCCATCACCGATGTTGTTGATGACCCAACGTTCCAGGTTGTCCATCGACTGCTGAGAATTCAGACGCTCTTTGCGTTCTTCGTTCTTGGAAGTCTTCGGGATGAAAGGCAGGGCATCGAGCACGTTCCCATCGTTGTACTCGTAGTGGCCATCGTGGCTCATCCACTTCCGGGCGCGTTGTCCGGTTGCGGTATCGACCTCGAAGGGCAGCCACTCATAGATGTTGGACATGAATTCCTTGTAGTCCTTGGCATCTAGTTCCAGCGTGTAGTTGATGGGCAAAATGATCCGGAAGCGGTTCTCTACTTCCGTATGGCGCTTGGTGGTGTAGATCAGGTACTTGTAATCCTTGAGCAGCAGCTTGGCTGTACTCAGGGATACCGTGCCATCCACATCCACGACCACCATATTGAAACCAGGGATGCAATTCTCTTCATTGCGATAGCCTCCATTGAGGTGGTGGGCTACCCAGTGCATTCCCGGTGCCTGCGTCAGCTTGTGGAGCTGGTCGAAAGGCGCGGTTTCGTTCCGGTAGTCGGTGGTGATGTCGGCGCTGTAGCTGACCACCATCTTGTTGAGGTCGGTTTCCTGCAGCGTTTCGCCTCGGATGAACTCAATGCCATCAGAGAAGGACTTCTTGATGACGATGTTGTTCTTGTACCCGTAGGCAATAGCCAGAGTCATCAGCTCATTCTTCTGAGCCGTGCCACCCTTATAGAAGGGCAGATCCTCGACCAGCTCGGCCTGGGTTACGTCCCGCTTCACACCAGCCAGGTACTTGGCCAGCTTCATGTACGGACGATCCCGATTCAGCATCGACTGGAATGCTGCACCGGATTCCTCGGCCAACTTGATGGCGTTGTAGATGTGGCCCTGGGTCACTTCCGGGGAATCATCAATGAAGGCGTAGGCACCGGCCAGTTTGAGTACCTTGAAGTAACGGTGCGACAGCTCCGCTTTCTTCATGTCTTCGTGCTCAGGCAACTTGGCAGCCGCCTTCTCACAGTGAATCTTGTACTCAATGAGCAGCAGGCTGGTGTCTTCCTGGATGGCCAGCTTCTTGTTCACATTGATGATGTCAGCCAGGTTTTCCAACTGATCTGCCAACTTTTCAAGGAAGGCATTGTTATTCTGGCTTGTACTGCGTGCGAAGATTTCCTGTGGCGTCAGGTCGGTCTGTCGGGTCACTCCTTTGATGTAGCCAAAGAAGCAACGCCGGGCATATCCTGTATCGAGGAAACTGTAGAGCAATTGCTCAGTCGCTGCACCGTCGAACAGCTTGGACGGCGTACCGAACATCATCAGGTTGGTGGGCGTAGTACCCCGGATCTCTTCCAGGCGCTTGGAATCCGAGGTGGATTTCACCAGCTTGGTTTTGATCTTGCCCTTGTCGAACAGCTCCAGATACGGGCCGAGGACTTCGGCACTGTTGGAGAGGTTGGTACCGATCTCATCCACTTCCAGGGACAATGCACCGGCATTGGCCATCAACAAGTGATGCCGCATCTGCTTTACGGCAGGTGCCGTAGCTTCTGCGAAGCTGAACAGCATCGGGCCTGTACCATCAAACTCTTTCTGAACCCGGACGAGTTCTTCATCCGGATCGGTTCCCTTGCGGTTTGCCCGGGACACACTGAGTTTGGGCAGATTGATTTCTGCCAACAGGGGGAAGGTTTCTTCCAGGAACCGTTGCCGGAACTGACTGAAAACTTCCTCTTCCAGGATATTGATGGAACGGCCTTTACCAAAGCCGGAGGGGGCCAGGTTCAGGGCGTAGAGATTGACTGGGATATCTCCCATGTCAGGGGTGGCAATACTGCAACGCATGTGCGAAGCCGTATTG